CAGATTATCTCTCTCGCCTTATTTATTATATATATTTTATTTTTACTAATCAATTTTTTTTTTAACTAACAAACTAACATTTATATATATTATAATCACTTAGATACCACTTTGATATTTCCTGGTCTATTGGATAACTTGAATTTAATAATATTAATGGTGTTGTAGCAAATTTACCAAAATTTTTTATTTCAAACTCACATGCTTTTACAGAATCAATAAAATAATATTCACGTTTACTTATATTATTATTTTTATATATTCCTAATTTTAAATACATATCAAATTTTTTACACATATTGTACCAAATTTTTACCATATACTTATATTTTTTTTTATTATCTTTAGAATTTTCACATTGATTAATTATATATATATTATTATGTAAACTCATTAACTTCATTGAAAATAAATTTAAATAGTGACACCAAAAATTAGTATTTTTTAACAATTCACTATATTTTGTATTCATGACATAGCTTAAATTTATAATCTCGTTCAAATTTATTGAATTATCGTTATTTAATAAATAATTTACAGACTTAATTAATATACTTTTTTTATTACAATAGTTAAATATAGAACATTTAATTATTTTTGATGATAAATCTTCAATAATAAAATTAAAAATGATATTTACAATATCAGCTGGAAAAATATTTAATAAAATAAAATATTTCATTTTATTAAATTTATTAATAATTACATTTATGTTATATATTAATTGATATCAATTTTTTATATTATATCAAAATATAAAAATGTATTAAAAATTTTACAATAATATTTTATATGTATACAATAATGAATATTGAAGAAAATATAGACGATAATGAATGTGTAATATGTTTTGAAGATATATCTTCAAATAATTTTATATATTTTGACTGTTGTAAAAAAAATTTTCATAAAGATTGTTTAGATAAATGGATAAACATAAATAAAGAAAAAAATAATGATTTGACTAAATGTATTTACTGTAGGCAAAAATCAACAATCATGGATAAATTAATAAAAAATAATACACAAAATAATACACAAAATAATATAATTATTGAAATTCCAACCATAATTATAACAGGAAACATATTTAATAATAGAAGATTAAGATTAAAATTCTTATATACAATATTAATTATAACTTTAACAATATTGATTATATTACTGGTAGCGCTTTTTTCAACAATAGATATTATACATTAATAAATATCTATTATCTAAAATATATTATTTACTTTTTTGTCTTATCTTTTCTTTCAGTGTTCCGTGGCTTAGAAAATTCTTTATTTTGACTACGAGTTTCACACATTAGTTCATTTTTTAGAATTCCGGTAATATTTGTTGCATGATTTTCATGTTCATCTTTTTTCTTTGTCTCTACTTGCTGAATAGTAAATTCAACATACTCACCCTGAACAAGATATTTATAAATATTTTCTTTTACAACAATAGATGAATGATGAGCAAAAATGTCTTTGCCAGATAAATCGCATTCATTTACTACTGTAATAAAGCCAAATCCAGATTTATTATTAAACCATTTTACTTTTCCTGTATATTTGAGGTTACCGCTATCGCCTGTCATTATAATATATATATATAAAATGGCTTTAAATTATTTTTAAAATAATATTATGATTTATAACTGTGTATGCAATTATAAAAATTGTATAAAAGAAAGTATATATAAAAAATATTGTGCAAAACACTATTTATATTTTTTTAACAAATATGCTTTAATTATTCAAAAAAATTACAGAAAATATATTACAAATAAAAAATTAAAAAATATTTTTTATAAATTACCAAATGATTTACAAAAACACGTTTTATATTTTATGAATATAGATATATATTATAAAAATTATAAAAAAAAAATTAATAATATAATTATAAAAAGATGCGCACCTTATTTTTTTTATAAAATTTATAATGTAAAATTCAAGATATCTAATATTACAGAAATATATTATTTAATTTTTAAATATAACAAAGTTATTAATTTTAATATATTAAAATATTTTTATACAATATCTTTTGACATAAAAAACATTCTTATTTATATTATTATTGGAAATATTGAGGAAATTTTATTTATTTTAGATTCTACTGGCGAGAATATTATTAATTATATCAATTTTGAAGGAATTACTTATCCCATAATTGATAATTGTTTATTACAAATAAATAAATATATGTATTTTTACGAATTTTATTACGGAAGAAGAGATATTATATCCTCATAATTAGGACTCTGAAAAAAAGATAAATTATTAACATTGGTTAATATTTTAAATAAATTATCACTATCATTTTTTATATTATTCTTTAAATAATTTTCATCAATTTTTGACCCGCAAAAATTAGATAAACAATTACTTGGAATTAACATAAATATTAATGTGTAGATTGTCGATATTATATCATCTCTCCGAGATGGTTCATTCAAATCTAATACATTTTTACTAATAAACGGATAAGAACCTATTATGCATTTAGTTTTATTATTATCTATATGAACATTATTTATTATGTATCTTTTTGATAATCCAAAATCTATTATAATTGGATTATTTGTATTATCTATACAAATATTTTTTGGTTTTATATCTCTATGCAATATAGAATTTTTATGTATATTATTAATTGTTTTTATAATTATTTTTATAATTCTATAAATATTCTCTCTATAGTAAATATTTCCAGAATTTTTTGTTCTATATGAAAACAAATCTAAATCATAATATTTTAATATTATTACGCTTTTTTCGCTATCTGTATAATAATCTAAAATTTTTGCAATATTATTTACATTTATCAATTGAATATATATATTTATTTCATTTTTTAATGAAGACATATCTTTATTTTCTTCTTTTAAAATACATAATTCATTTTTATATATTATTTTATATACATTTGAAAATTTACCACTTGATATTTTATCACATATTTCATACTTTCTATTTATATTATCCATGTAATATTAATTTATCACTTATAATTATACAATATATTTATTTATATAGTTAACAAAATATATTTTAAAATTTGCAAAAATATCAAATACATTACTATATGAAAAATTTAAAATTTTCGTTGGTTCTTTATATTCTATCATATAAATCCATCCATATGGTATATGAAAAGCCTGGTTTTTTTCTATAGCTATTTTTTTATAATTCAAATTATTTATCATTTTGTTTGAAATATCAATTAAACTTTTATTCATATTTTTATAATCAAAGTAAAATTTTAAATCCAAACTATGTTTTGGGTCTATCAAATATAATTCTATAGAACCATCTATTAAATAAAAAAAATTATATTGATATATTAATTCATTGTAGATTTTACTAGAAAATATATTACCTAATATTATATCATATTTTTGCACTCCCCAATTTATTTCTGGTAAAAACTTATTTTCAATTTTTTTTAACTCTATTATCATATCTTTATCAATATAAGAAGAATTATTAAAACTTATATAATTATTTGATTTATCTATTATTAAATTTTTATAATTTACAGTTTTTATTATTTTTATTTTATTTATATTATCAGAATCATAACTGTCATTTGAATATACATTAAAAAACATATTATTTATAAATGAATCCAATTTATTTATACTTATATCAAGATTATATATAATACTTGGTGTTTTAAAATATAATATTTCCAATAAATTACTTCTATTTTTATAGTAAATTTCATCACAATTTAATGTGTTTATTTTATATAAACTTCTATTTATATTTAGATACAATATTAGAATTACCAAAAAAATTATTATTTTTAATATAATATTCATTAAAATAATTATTTAAAATTAATAATAAATATAAACATATTATTAATTTTATTAATTACTGATTTCATTTTCTTCATTTTCTTCATTTTCTTCATTTTCTTCATTTTCTTCATTTTCTCCATTTTCTTCATTTTCTCCATTTTCTTCATTTACATCATTTTCAGTATTATCATTAATAGAAATATAATTAATATTTAAATCTGTTAAATTATCATTTGAAATATCTATATTCTTATTTAAACTTATATCGTCTTTTAATAATTTTTCTAAAATATTATCACCTGTATTATCTAATTCTTTATAAATAGAATTTATTATATCAGAATTTAGAGAATCTGTTCTATCTATTTTATCTTCTATATTTACTATTTTTTCAGATAAAGAATTTATACTTTTTGCATTATCATACAAATCTGATTGATTTTTTATTAACATACTTTTAAATTCGTCTAATTTTGAATAAGTTTTTTGTAATTCATTTATTTTATCATGTATAGTTTTCATATCTATTTCAATATTATTATTTAAAGAGTGCAAATTTATAGAATTAATTTTTAAATCAATATGTTTATATAAATCTTCAATCTTTATATTATTTCCTAAATCTCCCATATTAGTATGTTCTCTATTATTTTCCTGAACATTATTATATTTTTCTTCTAAAATTTTTAAACGCTCTTCATGCATTTGAAGTAATTGCATAGGAGTTATTCTTATTTGCTCCTGTTGTTCTAAAATATTTTCTTCTGGTTTTTCATTTATAGACGAAACACTACCTGCTCGTCTACGTCTTGCCGATGCTAATGCGGAAGAAGTACTCATCAATAATATTAAATAATATATATTATTTAAATTGTTTATTTCCGCATATTTAATTTAATAGTATCATGAAAATTATAATTTTCTAATAAAAAATCATCTAAAGTATAATCATTTATATCAGAATGTTTATTAATTACTGAAAATCTTGGAAATTCGTATGGCTTTCTATTTAATAATGTTTTTAATTCACTAACATGGTCATCATATATATGTGCATTGCCCAATGAATAAGTAAATTCATGTGGAATTAAATCACAATGTTTAGCTATTATATATGTAAACATTGAATATGATGCAATATTAAATGGAACACCTAATCCAACATCACCACTTCTCTGATATAAATGACATGATAATTTATTATCATCTTTAACATTAAATTGACATAAAATGTGACAAGGAGGCAAGGCCATCTCATTTAATTGACAAGGATTCCATGCTGTTAAAATTAATCTTCTTGAATTTCTAGTTTCTTTATTTTTTAACTGTTCAATAATATAATCTAATTGATCAACTCCACAATTTTTATAATCTGTGTTACAATCTTTATATTCTGCATTAAAATGTCTCCATTGAAATCCATAAATAGGACCCAATTCACCATTTGTATAATTTAAATTTCTAGTTTTTAAATACTCAGGTTCAGAATTTCCATCCCAAATGTGAACATTTTGTTTATTTAGAATATTATTATTTGTATCTCCACGAATAAAAAATAATAATTCTTTTAAACAAGTTCTCCAAGCTAATTTTTTTGTTGTTAAAAATGGAATTTTACCATTTTCTAAAGAAAATTGCATTATTGTACCAAAAATACTATATGTATTTCCATTTCTTCCATTAGATAAATCTCCATCATTTATAATATCATTTATTAAATTAATATATTGATTTTCTTCATGATAATTATTTTCAATTGTACAATTTTCTTTTAAAATACGCTTTAGCATAATAATAATATAATTCTATTAATTTTAAATATTTTATTTATATAATTTATTTCTTTATATAAAACATATATGACAAGTACAAATGAATCTTTAAATTTAGAAGATAATAAAATCAATGTATCAAATTTTTTTAGTTATATGACCGATTTTAACGAAGAAAATAAATCCTGTTTGTTAAATGCATCACAATATATTATATTAGCATTAATACCAGTTATACTAACATTAAAATTTATAAAACATTATGTTCCTGAAGATGATGATAATAAAAACTCAATGGAAATAGTTTTCGAAATATTATTACAATTATTCATAATTATCTTTGCTATATGGGTAATTGATAGATTTATAAGATTTTTTCCAACATTTAGTAAAATTAATTATTCAGATATGAATATTATAAATATTTTATTACCCACATTAATAATTTTATTAACAATGCAAACAAAATTAGGTGCAAAAGTAAATATTGTTTTTGAAAGAATATCAAATTATGTTATGAATAAACAAGAAATTACTAATACAGCAAATAATAATACACAATTAAATACTAGCAATATTCATCAACAAAGCAGAGCTGATATTTTAGATACACCCATATTACCACCTCCAGCAGGCCAAACTAATATGCCAAATCAAAATACAACATCTTTAATAAATAATTTACCAAATAATATAAATAACAATAACAATAATAATAATAATAATATTCCACCAGGTGTTATGCAAAATGTATATATGAATAATGAACCAATGGCTGCCAACGATATTTTAGGTAGTTCTTCACTTTTCTAATATAATATTTTTTAAATTATGATATATAAAATATTATATTATTTAGTCCTTATTAAATCTGGTGGTGAAATTGTTTTGCTAATTTTTTCTATTCCATTCGCTATTGTTTTACATGCATTTTCAGAAACTTTTTGAGCTTTAAACATTATTCCCAAAGGAGATTGTATAAATAAAATTACTAAAAATAAAATAAATAAACCAATATCACCCAAAATTCTTAAAAAACTTAAAAATGTAAAACCCTCATCTGTCCCTATGTTTTCAATACAACTTTCATTTGATATTGTATAATCTGGACCACCTACCATTTTAAAAACACCTGTAGTAGATGAAGATACTATTCGAGAAAATACATTTTCTAAAATTTTAAAAAATAAATATATTAATGCCAAAATAAAAAAAGTTTTAGCTGTACCATTTATTGTAACTAAAAATGATTTATTTGTAAGTTTAGGATCTTTACATATATCTCCTTTAAAACTTAAATATTGTACTAAAATTATTATTAGCAATAATAATAAACTCATTACACTAATAAATTTGTCTAATGGAAAATATGTTGATGCTAAATCTATATCACTTGAATTTCTTGTCTCACAAACATATAAAAATATACTAATAACAAATCCCAACGAAATAAATGAACCTAGTATATGACATAATAAACTACCGGATTCTATTGTTGCTAAAATTAAATTTATTAAAGAATCAGAACCACCGGAAATTCTACTTTTCAAATTTTTAATTTTTGAAAAAACTATTAAAAATATAAAAATTGCTAAAATAATTTTTTGAAGTACTAATATATAAAACCAAAATATAGGTGGTCCTAATGGCAAATTACCAGTAATAGATGAACCAAATAAACCTAATATTAAATTTAATAACCATTTTATAGGTTCCCAGATAACAATAATCAGAACTATAATAAAATAAAATACTCCCAATGCATTTACTCCAGCTGAAATAGGGGACATCTTATCTGCTAATTTTAATTTTGTATATAACTTATCCAATAAATCTACTATTTTATCAGCAACTTTACCAAATATAGATAAAATCCTACAATAAAATGGTGGTTTTTGTGTAAATTTATTTTGATTACCATACATAGAAGGAGGAACATTTTTTCTTTTAAACATTATTAATTTATATTATATATAAAACAATATTTAATCTAAAATAATTTCATCTAAATTATTTTGAATGCAAGATAAATATCCAGAAATACAAATCTTTTTCAATTCTTTTTCACTTATATTTTCTAAATCTGCACTACACTCTTTAATTATTTTTGCAAAATGTTCTTGTTTATCTTCTTTTTCCTTAAAATCTGGGTTATTATCTAACCACTCTTTAACTAATTTAAAATGATTTTTGTTTAAATTTCTTAATGCTTCTTTTAATTTTGTTTTATTATTATCTGTTTCCCAATTGTTATTATCTTTGATATATAAAATATCTTTTTTGTTATCTGTACAATGTAAAGGTCTTTCATATATACTCAATTTATTCATATTTTCAATAAAAATATTTGCTATTCCTTTTCCTAGACCACCTGTTGTAGATAAATCTAAATTTTTTAAATTTAATTCTATTTTATTAATAAATTCATCTATATTTAATGCATCCTTACATTTTTCATTAAGGAATATATTAATATTAAATTTTTGATTTACAGTATTATTATTTATTGTATTATTAACTGTACTATTTCCTATTTTTGGCAACATTTCATTTAATTGTTTTTGTTGTTCAATTAATTGTTCTTGTTGTTTTAATAATAAAGTTTTTATATCTTTGTTTTCATTTAATAATTTATTTATTTCATCATTTGTAATATTATCAGAAAAATCATTATTATCAAAAATAATTGAATTGTTCAAAAAATCACATTTTTTTTTATGATTATATAAGCTTTGTTTATGTTTATATGTTTTACCACAATCACAAATGAATTCTGCTGCGGCGTTTTTTGGCGTTTTTTGGTAAGTATTGGTAAGTATTTGATGTTTACGTGTCATTAAATGTCTATCAAAATCACTTTTTTTAATGCATTCAAATGTGCATTTTTGACAAATAAAATTTTTGGCGTTTTTGGCGTTTTTTTGGTAAGTCATTGGTAAGTATTATATATACAAAATAAAAAGATTTTTTTATATTTTTTTAAAAATAAAAATTTTCCATTTTTTTATAAAAATAAAAATGTTACCTTTTTACATAATAAAAAAATAATTTGTAAAAAATGGAAAAAAAATAAAACAAAAAAAAAATTTGTAAAAAATATTTCAAATTTTCAATTTTTTTTTGTAAATTTTGAAAAAAATATATTTTTTTTTTTTTATTTTTAAAAAAGTCATTTTTTATATTTTTATTTTTTAACATGTATTATGATGTAAAAAAATAAAATTATACTTTTTTGCCTTTTTTTATTACCATATAATCTATTTTTTTGATATGATTGTTAAAAATTCAGCATGATAATGTTCTATTTTATTAAATGAATCCATAAATATTTTATCAAAATCATTAATTTTATCTTGTACATAAACAGATAATAATTCAGATACTAAATTAATAAAAATGTCATTAATTTTTAATCCATAAATGGGTATATTTTTTTTTGTATCAGATATAATATTTTCTAGATTTAATAATGATTGTGTTCCATTTAAACCAGCTTCATAAAATAATTTATCCCAATTTTGATTAGCCATCTGGATAAATATATCAAAGTTTTTTTTGGATTCAATATTTTTTATGTTTAATAAATTAATTATTTTATTATATTCTATAATAATTTTATTATTTATTTTTAATAATGGATTTAATTTATCTTTGATATTTATTATTTTATTATTTAATTCTTCAATATAATTTGCTGTTTCAAATTGTATATATTCAATTTCATCATCAGATGCGGATGAAGGCATTGGTCCATTTGAATAAAGTATTATATTTTCTTTATGGGAAAACCATTTATTAATATAAATCATATATTTTTTTTGAATTTCTATTACATATTTTATTATTTTATTATGTATTTCACTATATTTATTTCCAATAATTGTAGCAATAATTGAATATTTTATATCTTCATCTTGTATATTAAATTTTTTTATAGTATTAGATAACAATTTATCTAATAAATTGCTGTTTAATTCTTTTAACGTTTTATTATATTTTGGACCTATTAATATTTTCATTTTTTTTTCATTCATTTTTTGAATATCTAATTTTTTTTCTGGAAGTTTTTTTCTTGTTAATCTACCTCTTGTTATTGATTGTAATTTTTTAATATGTTTTTCTAGACTTTCTTCACGGCCTTTTTTTTTTAAATCATCCACCAAGATAGTAAGTTCCTTATTTATAGTTGACTTTTGACCACGTGTTAATCTTTTACTTGTTTTAATGCTTGAAAATCCTCTTGCTTTTTTTTTGTTTGACTTATTCATTCATATATAATATTATTATATTATATATGAAATATAATATAATAGATAAAAATTATAAAATTTTGTTTGTTTATTTAATGAATTTAAGTTTTGTATTATATGTATTACTACTATTTGGTATAACAAAATATGTACCAAAATATTTAAATTATACAAGAGAAATTATAAAAGTATTTATTGGAATACTATTAATATATTTTTATAATCCATTTAATAAAAATAAAATTATTATCGATGAAATTGATAAAAAAATATTTTTTAATTGTGGTATTATTTTAATCTTATCTTCAGTTATTTATACATATTTAGAAAGTAATATTATAAATAAATTATCTAAGAAATTTTAATTGTCTTATTTTTTCTATTTAAAACTTTATTTTTTTTTGTATTCTTATTTAAAAAATTTGTTAATATTTTTATAATTTGATTAGATATAATTAATTCTATATTTTTTTTAACCTTACTTTTATTTAAGAAGTTTAAAATATCATTTTGTGTATTGAAAATAATAAATTTATTAAATGATTCTAAAGATTTTTTATTTTTTGTAAAAAGTTCTTTATTAAAATTATAAAATTTTTCACATAATTTATTATAATGAACATTATAATTATATGGTTCCAATTTAATATATATTAAATTATCATTAACCATTTCATTATAAACTTGATCATCAAAATAACAAATTTTTGTATTTTTTGGTAATTTAGTGCATTTTATAAAATCTTTATATGATTTATTATTACTACATCTACATGGTTCAGTTATTATATTATTTATTTTAAATGCACCAATGATTTTATCAATAACTTGATAATTATTTTTTTTATTTATATAGTTTTTTATCAGTTCTACCCAGTATTTTGGACCATTATTATTAGTAAAAATCATTACATTTGAACATAAACCCAAATGTTTTTTTAATTTTAATAATTTAAAAATATCTAACATATTTGGTCTAAAAAATTCTTGGTTGTTATCTAATAAATTAAAAAAAATATTATCAGATAATTCAGAAGAAAAAAAACATTTTGTTAAATGCCAAAATTTATATAATTGTGTAAAAGAACCAAGTGTTTCATCAAAGTCAAAAACTATAACATGTTTCATTATTATAATTATATAATATTTTAATATCACACAAAAATATTATATTATTATAATTTAGTAATGAATTTAAATAAACAAGATTATATAGATATATTGGAATATTACAATATAAATACATCATATGAATATAGTTTAAATAAATTAAAAAAAAAAGTAGAAAATATTATAGCAAAAAAAATGTGCAGTTGTATTAATAAAGTTGATAATAGAATAAAAAATAAACCTTATACTATTGCGATATGTAATAATAGTGTTGTACAAAAAAAGAATTTAAAAATAAAAGGTTTTACTTGTAAAAAAAATAAAAGATTAAAATATTATAATGATAAAAATGCATTAAAAAAAAATAGTAAAAAATTAACATTAAAAATTAAAAAAAAATATTTTTAAAGTAAAGAAAATGCTTTAATTATAATTTTTTCTTCTTCATTCATTTTTTTAAATATTAAAAAATTATGAAAATAAATAGTAAAAAATTTATTATTAAATGTTTTTAATGTAATAATTATACCATTTTCATTACTATTAATATTACAAATTATAAAATTAGAAGATAATTTAATGTCATGAGGATTATCAATCTTTATATATTTTATACTGTGTCCAATTTTCAAATCATTTATACAATCTATATACATATAATTTTTTAATTTTTTGTTATATTCTTTAAGAGTATCTTTTTTTAATTGCAATTTTTGTAATATATTATTTATATCAGATTTTAATATACTTTCAGATTTATTTATAATATTTGCATTGCTAGAGTTTTCAATTGCTTTTGTTAATAATTCTATATCCATATATTAATAATAATATATTATATAATAATAAATTATTATTTTTAACTATTTATTTTATATTTACACATTTAAAATTTAAATCTCTTTTTTGAGTTTTTTTACATTTTTTATTACATCTTTTTGTATATGGATTATAATCTTTATCTTGATTTTCACATTTACTTTTTCTACTTAATTTATTAATAGTTTTTGTTATTCTAGTTTTTTTCTTATTTGATATACATTTATAATTAGAATCTCTAATGTATCCATCTTTACATAATTTTAAACATCTTTTTGTATTTTTATTTAAAATAGGTTTATCATCTGGACATTTTTTATCACCAATAGAATATAAAAAATTTTCATTTGGTATTTTTTTTATATTAATTGAAGGAATTGTTTTTTTAATATTTTCTTCATTTAATATTTGTTTATAACTATCAATAAGAAATTGTATATTATCATTTCTAGCCAAGAGACTTTTATGATTAAAATTTCTTAATAAATATATACATTTTATACAAAATGTTTTATATTTTTCTACATTTTTTGCAATATTATAAAATAAAGGTTCTAATGCAAATGATAAACAATATAAATCATATGTTTTTAAGAATTTATTTATAAATTCTTTATGGCTAAAATTAGAAGAATATATTTTACATTTTGATGATTTGTCAAAGATAGGTTTATTTGCACAACTTGTTTCTGGTGGAAAATAATACCAACTGACAGCTAATCCTTCTTTACCTTTTTCATATAATAATTTTAATTCATTCAATTTGTTGGCAAGTCCAAAATCAATATACTTAGATGTTCCATTTTGTAAATTATAAACAATATTTTGCAATTTTATATCTCTATGAACCAAATTATTTTTTTGAAAAAATAATAAACCTTCAAATAAATTAAGTAATGAATAAAAGAAATTTTCTTGTTCCTGTTGTTTTAATGTTTTAAAAATTTTTAATATGTTGCTTAAATCCATACCACCATCTTCTAATAATAACATCGATAAAAATCTAGGATCATAATTTAACATATGACTTACTCTTTCATTTTTACATTTTTTTACTGTTTTTTTAAACTCATCATTTAATTTTGGTTCACATAATATAGGCGAGGATATTGCATATTTTTCAATTCCATTAATAGATTTAAAATTATTATTTTCTCTTAATTCATCTTTGGCATCATTGGACACCATTACTTTAGAGACTCTATTATTGTAATTTTCTTTGGAATTACATTTTAAACTAGGTTTTATAACACATCCATAAGTTCCTTCTCCAACTATTTTGTGTTTTTCTGACATTATATTTTTATATATATAAATATAATTATTTAAAACATTGTTATATTTTCTATATCACTAGTAATACTATTAGTTTCATTTATTATTTTATTAGAATTATTATCACTATATATTTTTAAAGTTCTAGCACTTGCATCATTTGCATCTATAAATTTTGGCATCCAATAATACGGTATTAAATAATCACAATTATAATAATCATTATTAAATAAATATCTATAATAACACTGTTCTAATGTTATTGGATTATTGAAATTTATAAATTCTTTATAATTATTTCTAATAATATCCAATTGTTCTTGTAATTCTTTATTTTGAGAATATTTATCTGTAATTTTTTCATTAATAATTTCATACCAAGATTTGGTTAAACTACTAACACCATCACTAAATGCTTCTTTGGTTCTCCATAAAATTTCTTTAGGTAATAATTCAGGTTCAATTTCTGAAAATGCATTTCGTATAATAAATTTTTCACTATTTTCTACTGTAGTTTTATATCTATAATTTTTATCAATTGACAAATAAAATTCAACCCATTCTCTATCTAAAAATGGAGTTCTAGGTTCTAATCCATTAGAAGATATTGATTTATCACTTCTTAAGACATCAAAAGTATGTATGTCTTTTAATAATCGTCTGCATTCTTTATCAAAATCATACTGATTTGGAGCATTTTTAAAATATAAATATCCACCCATTAATTCATCAGCACCATCACCGTTAAATATAACCTTACAATCAGTATTATTACTAATATATTTAGCTACTAAATAATTACCAACACTGGCTCTAACGGTAGTAGTATCATATGATTCTATTTTATTTAT